AAAGATGCGGTTGTTACACTTCCACCATGAGTATGAGCCGGCATTTCCTCGGTAGTGATTTGATGTTTAGCTTCCCCGCCCTTATCACCAAGGTTATAAGTATACGTCGTGCCATTTTCCGTATACGTGCCAGACGATATTAATACACGTCCTGCGTCCATCTTGACCCATTTCGTACCTGCCCATAAGACATTGGGGTCGTCGGTTGTCGTAGTTTCCCAGATACTGCCAACAGGATGTACAATATCAATTACTTCTTTAATAGTCCGTTGTTGCACCTTCTTCCACGTACCGTTTGCTGACAGGTAGTAGTCGGTTTGCGTGCCTTTAGCCGGAGCCGGTACAAGACCAGCTGCACCAGCCGCTGTTGAGGTGGCTCCCTTGAAGTTTACGACACTCTTCACGCCGGTACTGACGGCGTTATCTACATAAGACTTAGAGGGAACCAGTTCCCATTTTACCGGGCTGACGGACGTCAATTTATAGATGTTATTGCTGTCGTCGGTACGCATACACTGCATCCCGACTTTGAGGTTGGTCGTCGGGAACGCCGTGCCGGAAAACGTACTGGCTACGGACTGGATGTTCTTGTCCGCTTTTTCCAGATACGTATTACAGGCGTCCGTCGTGACCAGTTCATTATATTCCTGCATATTACCATCCTTTCGCAACCCACGAGACAATGCCCGTCGTGCGGTTGCCAGAACTATTCAGTAATTCGATTTCAAAGTACCGCCCTTTATCGTCCTGACCATCTGTCGTTAGGATGTTAGGGACGGGCGTTGTGGCTCCTGTACCGCCTTTGACCATGGCGTTGACCTCCGGGGCGTTATAGTAATGCTTGTTATAATAGACTTTCGTGGCCGCTGTTGTATCCTTGATTTGTACCTGGCCCTTGTCGTCCGTATCATCGATATCCACATGTGGCGATACATCATATAGCAATGGCTGTGCTTGTGTCGCCTTGCTGACAATACGGAGCCGTAAGAGGGCTTTTTCGTATTCGTAATCCCCTACATTGAAGTCCGTGAACTGCTCATACATAGGTGGCGTATCTGCCATGGCCGTAAAGTCGTCCATTTCCTTAAAGGAAGAAACAACTTGGACGGATTCGATATAGGAGTTGCTGGCCCTTACATAAGCATCGTACAGGGCAATATCTTCGGCCGGGTTCTTCCCGATATCCCGTGTTAGCCCATCACCGATACGGGCCAATTCAGCCAGCCCACGGACGAACGCCACGTTGCGGTTGAATGATTCATCGGTATCCACGGCTTCATGTAAGGTACGTTCTAGTTTCACCAGCCGCTTGTCGGCAATGGCGATGCGATCATCACGGACAGCGTAGATATTCCGGTACACCTTATCGAGCGTTTTCAGCTCTTCCCGGAAGGCTTGCAAAGTCTGCCATATCTTTTTATAGCTTTCCTGCACATGGAATCCATCAAACTGTGCTGATACGGCATGCTTTGCGATATGGTCCAAGGCTTTTACCTGTTCACATGCCAGTTTTTGCATACCACTGCGCCATTCATCCATGATATGCAGGCCGTCATACAGTCCGTGTTCTATGGCCTGCCGTTTATTCTCGATAACAGCAAGGTCTTCCCCTTTATTCAATTGGGATGCTTTACGCAATGAATCAATGAAGCAGAAAGCGTCGTCCAGCTGTTTGACAGCCGTCTTTCTTACGGCTTCTGTCGTCCGAATATCTTCTGAAATGTGGAGGAGGAACAATACATTGTCCCAGTATATTTCCGTTGTATGAATCATTTCATTACGGACAACCTCAAGGGCTTTATTTTCGCCGTCCGTGAACGTCACCGCCATTTCATCATACTTTGGTTGAGCATGGCTCATATATCGCTCTATAGCGGTTATAGTTTCCTGGAACGCCCGTGACAATTTCTTTGGGAGTGTTAGGGTTATCCGTAGCGATTCCGGCCTCGTGGCGTGTATGAGCTTGTTATGATACTCCGCAATGGACAAGGTTTCGTGTGCCGTGTAGAACCAGTTGAAAAAGGCAATCGCATCATCGACGATGATTACCGCTTCCCACGGATTGATGAAAACCGCCTTGATGGGCCGTTCTCTTACGGCAATATCCTCGGCGGTTTCCTTCCGCGTCTGTGATTTTTCCTTATCCGCCACGAGAACCATTTCATTGGCTGTTCGCCTCCATGTATTCGCTCTTCTATACGCCTCTGTAAGCTTTATTAGCTCGTGTTTTGATGTAGTTAGACGCTTAGAATTTTTATCGCCTATACGGAGCGAATAGCACTGTTTTTTGGTGAATTGGTTTTTCTCGCTATCTTTCAGTGTGAAAAACTCTTTTTTTGTCCCTAATGTCGTCCCATTTCGCTTGATTTCCAATACTTTCAGGCTTTCGAGGCAACGCATATTGAATAACACATTATCCCAATATGTTTCCCGAACGGCCCATACGTCCTTGAGCCTAATCGTACTAGAGATTTTGCGTTTGTCTGCTGTATGCAAACTTTCCAGGGGACGGATAGTCAACAAATAGCGGTATAGCTCATCGACGGGCTTGGTAATTCCGGATACCTTGTCTTTGACTTCGGACGCTCTATAGTATCTGAGTGCAGTGTCGAAAATAATTTTAGGCTTACCGTGGCGCCTATCGTATTCTTCTAACACCCAAACAGTTTCTTTGTTTGTCGCGCTGTACGCCATCTTGCCAAAAGCATCAAGCGTCCGGCTGGCACGGCTGTCAGATAGTGTGAACGCAGTATCTGACAGCTTGTACAGCGTGAACGTTTTGGCAATATCCATAGGCGCTACGACAAGGTGAACTGGAAGGTTGTCGTCATGGTATCGTCAGCAGCTTTATTGATGACGTCGAATACGACACGATCGAGGAAAGTGCCACCGCTTGCGGCGTTGCAAATGCCGGCTTCCGTGATAGCACCCGTTGCTTCACCGGCGGCAAATGTTGTTGTTAAAGTGAATACTTTCGTACCTGTGCTGTGAGCGTAACTGGCTGCTTTTCGTTTTAATTCGTTGGTAAGTGCGGTCTGTGTGGCGGCAACGGCCGTTGTACCAGTGCCTACAGCCGTGTAGCCCATGACAGCAGGCTTGGTCGGATTCGCCATGGCAGCGCAGATATAGTCAAAACCGCTGTTCAAGATGAGATTATCTTTGTGGCGTGTTTCTACATCCCCATTAGCATGATGAATGACAACGTTCAAAGAACCTTTGATTTTCATTTCGTCTTTATTCATGTTTTTACTCCTTTGGATTAAAGAAAATGCGATTGAATTGACCGCAAGGCGGTACGAACGCTTTAATGTATTTGGTCATATCTAGGTCGAATTCACGGATAAAGAAAAGCCGTTTATCGGCACTCTGTGAAAGCCCGAAAAAGAGCCAGTCCCGGTCTGTTATATCAATTTGTAAGGAAAGTACCCGGTCATTGACCGTATCACGCACATAGAACGAGTTCGTGCGTTTGTCATATCCGATATAGAGCGTAATATTTCGCCATATCCCGTCTGCGCCTAAGTGCTGGGCTTCATAGCTATCGACAGTAAATGTCATGTCCTTAACAGCAATATAATTAAATAGTCCCGGACTATTCCCCCGCAATTCCGCAATGATGCAGTCTGTGAGTGGTGCCGTATTCTTGAACCAAAATCCAATAGAAAATGTTTCAGGGATATTGCACGAATATTCAAGCTGACCCACGTCAGTAATGAGTGCGCCGTCATTCCATCGCACCGGGGTGTAGCTTGTGTTCTTCTCTATCAGCAGTTTCCCACCAGTAGCCTTGCTCGTGCCGTCGATAATAGCATCAAAGGTATCGTCGAGTTTCCCGGTATACCTAGCTATCTGTTTTTTCAGCTCTACGCCGTCCAGGTCGCCCAGGATACCACATACGAGGATATGTGATGCTTCGTAACTATCCACAGTGAAGGTCATGTCACATACCCTTAGCGTCTGTTCCGTGACGGCGTTGATTTTACAGTCAATCCAGTTCCTAGCCTTTATCTTCTGAGGCAACGATACCTTCATGAGATATTCGCCGTTAAATGCTTCCTTCTCCAGCCGCAAGCCTTCCATAGCCGCGTTATAATACATGTTCGTCTTTATCCCGCTATAGCCAAGCTTGTATTGGTTATAGTCCAATATGATATTCTTATTGATTTCCGGGTCACTGGACAAGTAGTACCACGACGCGTCCGTGGAATAGTTACCATGGTCATCGACAGCCTTTATCATGAAGTAATAGTTGCCTTCGTTCGGCCGGATATAGCGGTATTTATTGACCTTCGAGCGAAATATTTCCGTGCCCTGCTCCCATTCCTGCGTCTGCCCGACTTTCACGACGTACTTGATATTGTAGATAGATAAAGCATCCCAGTAGAAATACAGGTTGGCCCCGTTCTTTTCTACCCAGAAGCCTGTGACATTTGGGACAAAGCAGGATAGATAGGCACGTTCGCCCTCGCCGAATTGGTCGTAATAGGCTATATACAGCTCTTTGATGTCTGGATTCGGATACAGGAAAACGTTATCGACAGTCTGATATTTTTGCCCGTCGATATATAAGTTGGCACCGATGCAGTTAGATGGAATCTCAAGGAAAGTAATGAGGGTCCCTTCGTTATTCTTCGTGAGCGATATGTCAGATGGTGCGGACGGACGGCGCTTGTTATACGTGATAGTTCGGCCGTTGGATACCTTGCCGTGTTTGCTGATGGCGAACAGGTATATCTTTCCGCTGGCCGTGGTAGGTATAACTAAACTCGATGTGGCTACCGTCTTTTCCAGCAAACCGTAACTGTTGCCGACGTCCGCATTGGTACGCACCTCGTAATAAGCCAGATCGGCGTCGTCGACGGCATCCCAGTTCAGCACGCCGCCCAGCCGGTCGAACGTCAACGTGAAGTTCCGCGGCATGGGGAAGTCACCTTTGGTGCTGGCGTCTACGTCGTCTGCCGTAAAACCGTTAGCTACGTTGACCTGTTCATTAACGGATTTCAGATACTTCCTTAACAGGGATATCAGCTGTCTGCCGTCGCCTTGGATTGCGGTCGGAAGGTCGGGGAAGGTCAGTACTTGCTTCTTATACTCAGCCATAGCATCAACTCATTCCTGCGCTGATTGCCTGTTGCAAGGCGTTGACAATGTTTGTATCCTGGCTGATATCATACTCATTTTCATTGAGCGCCAGAAGAACGGCCGATTTGACAATGATGTCATTGATAGCGTCGTGATTGAACGGCATATCCTTTGTGGTGCTTTCGATGACGGCAGGCGTTGCGAAATATCTGAATTTTACAGCGCTCACCGACGGGTCGGTAATATGTACAGTCCCGGCCGTCATAGCTAAGGGGTACGTCCCGCAAGCGCTCATGTAATTTTTCGGGATGGAATCGCCTTCCCTCATGGTTGTTTCCTCTACGAGTACCGGCCATTTAGCGCCGATGAGCAGGCTTGCTACCTGTTGCGTAGCGGTATTAAGGAATTGCAAGCAACGTTCATCACTGTATTCCTTGCTGATATCATGTGTTTCCTGCCGGATACGGGTAATAGCGTCTTCTACTTTCATTCAGTCACCCCCTAGCAGATGAACGGCATACGCTTTTCTGTGTTGGCGTATTTGCGCATGGGCACGACGTTAGCCAGAGCCTCTTCCACGGCCTGCTGCATCGTATCGCCGTCCGGTGTCTGTGTGAGGACCATACAGGACAGCTTGCAAAGTACATCAAGGAATACGGCTGGCAATTCAACTGTCCCGGTATCCAAGTCGGTAATACTGAGAAAAGCGGCGTTATAGAGCATATCCACGTCTTTTACGCCAGCATACAGCTTATTACGGAAAATCTTGTATTCGTCCCAGCGAGGCGGGCGAATAGCATCCCCGGGGTGCAGGTCGCGCCCGTGGCCGTCGACGATGCGGACAAGCGTCAAGAAGTCGTCCGGCAGATCTACGCCGGTAATCGGCATGTCGATATGCTCTTTCGGCGTCGGTTTCTCCGCCGTTTCGTCGGACGGGTCTGTCGATAAGCTGGCATTGTACTCGTCGATTTCCCGGTTCATGTCGTCCTGCCGGTAGTGCTGTACTTTTTCGAGAAAGTCGCTATTGATGTAATACTGGTTAACATAGCGGAGTACTTCGTTGATAGCTTGGAGAATATCATAGTCGCTGTACTGTACTTCGTTGTTGTCCCCCAGTTTATAGCGGATGAGCTGTTTGAGTGATTTTGCGGTAATCATCCCAGCAACACCGCCCCACGCCACGTACGTTTCTTGTGGTTGACGGCGAACTGCTTCCATACACTGAAAAACTTCTGGATGTAGTACTGGTATTTCGCCTGGTTCCCTTCGAGTTCAGCCCGTTTCGCGCAGATGAGCCACGGGTCAAATCCCCAAAATTCTGGAGGGATGAATCCCATGAGCTGGATCCGTTCGTTCTTGTCGCCAGCCCAGCCGCCGTTGTCAATCTCATTGACGCGCTGGGCCGCATCTACAGCACTCGATACATCGACAGTGTTACGCAAGCAAATCTTGTCGCCGTCCTGGTAAATCTTCTGTTTTGTTATCATGCAGAGTCACCACCTTTATACAAAAAGAAGGGGCGTGAACCCCTTCTTTCATGGAATGGGCTATCGTTTAATATCAACGATGGAGCAAGACGCTTTCGGCTGCGTGCCTTTAAGACCCAAGCTAGCTTCAATAACAAATTTTTCATATGTGCCGTCTTTACTGAGCTTTTCGGGCGGTACTTCGTGCGGCTTGACGAGATACTTCATATCCCAATAAGACAGGTCGATGATGTCGATACGGTTGTCCGGGTAAATCGGGTGTACGTTGGCGTTGACGAGGCCAAAGGCGCCCTGGTAGGACGTAGCGAATTCCGTGGCATTGGCTTTTTCATTGCCTTTGCGCGTAGCCGTCATGGTAGCCAGGACGAGCTTGATGAATTCACGGTACTTAGACGAGGACATATACGCCTGTGTAGGATGACCGCCGCGTTTGGACGTCATTTCCATAGCGTTGTTGATGTCGTCGAGGGTGTACGTGCGTTTCTTGCCCAAAGAGAGGACGTTGTTCGTTACGATCTTGACGTTCGTTCCAGCGGCCGACAATGTTACCTGGTCGTCTTTGATGTTTTCGATAGCGCCTTTCTGCGTATCAAAGATGGTCAGTTTCTTGCTGTTGTTGCTGTCTACGCGGACGTAGTAATAAAGGCCGTCTTTGAGGCCCGTCGGCATGGTGTCAGCGACAAAGTAGCAGATATCGCCGGTAGCCAGGTGGGTTTCCGTAGACGACGTGACGGTGTTATCCGTGGTAGAAACAGTTACATCGATGAGGTTCTGCTGCATGAAGAACGGTACGCCGCCGGAGCGGGGCTGTACAGTAGCCGAACCATCGACTTTCTTTGTGGAGTTGACGAGCATGTATTCAATATCCTGTGCCAGGCCTGTGTAAGCGTCATAACGGAGGTCCGCAAGTTCAGAGCCGTGTTCATTCTGATACGCTTTCTGGACTTTGTTCTGCGCATCGGATACCATGCCGGTTTTCTGGAAGAACTGGACGTTATTCGACAAGCCTTCGATAGAGCCTCCCGGCTGGAATTTGTAGTCTTCCATTTCGAGGTGGGCGTTATCCTGCGGCGGGAACAATCCTTTCGTCATCCAAGAGAAGTTCATGGCTTTTGCCGGTTCGGAATCGCCGAATTTGGAGTAGAACAACGTGAGTTCCGGAGTAATGTTAGTAAGAATAGGACTGATATCCTCTGCATGGCCGATAGCATCGTAGGTGTACGACTGGTTGGCCGATTTATTCAAGTTTCTCTGTACATCATATGCCATATGTTTTCATCTCTCCTTTATCTGCCGCTGAGGCCTGCGATGAACGCGCGGCGTTCGCGGACTGTCATATTTCGCATCTGCGTAAAATCAATGGGTTTGGCCGGTGCTTTTGCTCCCGTGCCCGGCTGTTCGACTTTCGGGACCGGTACTTTCTTCGGCTGCTTCGTCAGATCATTCGCTTTAGCGTAGTATGCCGTGCGGCATTTGTCGTAGTAGCCTTCGAGTACCTTGCACTGTGTGGGGTTGATATTCCCGCCCTGGAGGGCTTTGATAGCATCCCCGATAACAGCGGCGTCTTTATACGGCATTGTCTGATAATAACTACCCATTAACTGATTAATGTCGGCAAAATGAGGTTCTTCGGCCTGCTTCTGCTGCGTAAAATCGACAATGCTCTGATAAATGGCCCGCTGTTCGTTCTGCGCGGCCTGCGTCCGCATCTGCTGTTGCTGGATAGCGCCAATAAGCTGTTCCTTATAGTAGGATTTAGCCGTATTGAAATGCGCTACTTTCTGTTTTACGGCGTCGTCGTCGGAGTATTCGGCGGTATCAATATCGTCCTGCGTAATGCCAAGGGCCTTCATGGCCTGGTCGGTCGCGGCCTTATCAATATCGGCAAACATCCTTTTCTGCTGTTCCAACTGCTGTTGCTGGGCCTGCATCTGCAAAGCCTGCTGCTGTTGCTGGTACTGCTGTTGACGACGCGCCTGTTCCTGCTGATACTGCGCGTATTGCAGCTGATACTGCTGGGGGATACGGCTTTCGTTGACGTTCCCCTGTGCAATAGCGGTATTCAGTTCATCCAGCGTATACGGTTCGGTGTGGATGAGCGGTTCGGGCTGTTTTTCGGCAGCTGGTTCGGTTGCCGCCGGTTCGGCGGGTTTCGTTTCCGTCGGTTCGGTCGGTTCCGTGGGCTGGGATTCCGGCTCATCCTGTACAGGCGGTTCGTCTGTCTTTGTTTCTGCTGGTTCCGTCGGTTCGGGTTTGGCGGCGGAAATGCTTTTCCTGCCGGTTCGCGGGTCTGTCACGAGATACAAAGACTCCGGCTGTGATTCCTGGGCGGCGCCCGCGACGTTTTCGTTGGTAGTCGTTGCCGTGGATACATCTGTCGTTTCTCCTTCTGCAAACAACTGTAAATTAAAGTCAAACACGTCTATTCTCCTTTCTGGTTGCGCTTTTGCTTTGCAATATCAATGATTCCTGTCATGTAGTGGTACAGCCTCATAGCGGCCCGGTAGTCGCGTTTCACGTCGTCAGCTGGCTTCGTGGGGCTGTCCAGGTCCTTGAGTGCGGTCTGCTCTTCGATTTTCAGCCAGTCGTCGAGGAAGGCTTTGAGGTCTTCCGCCTGCTGGCCCTTCATGATGAGGTCCGCTAAATATCGCTTCTTGGCCGCTTCATCGCCGCTCCGCATGGTATCGAGCAGGGTTTTTAGTTTACTGTCCATTCATGGGGCCTCCTTGCTGGGGTACTTGCGGCGGGGCTTGCTGTTCTGGTTGTGCCGGTGGGGCTTGCGGCGTCATCTGTGCCAGCTGGTCCCGTGCAATCTTCTCGATCATCGCCTGTGGGCTGGTGTTGCCTGCTGTCCGGGTATTGATGATATTCACCTGCGCGTCAAGCGGCAAATCGTTCATGTTCGCCCGGATAGAAGGTATAGACGCCACGGCGGCCTTGCCTTCGTAGTCGGCCTGCTTCAAGGTCAACTGCTTTTGCAGGTCCATAGCTTCCTGTGCCTGTGCGGCCTGTGCGGCCTGTTGGGCTTGCTGTGCCTGCATCTGCTGGGCTTCCTGCGAATCCGGGTCCAGCAAAATGCCCTGCGTATTCTTGAGGCCCATTTCTTCCAGGAGCGCCGTGCCCGCGGCGTAATAGCTCTTGGGAGTCGCTACGCCTGCTTGCGATAATACTGGATATACGTTGCTGAGGAGCATCATATAGCTCTGTATCCGCGCTTCTTTCGTTCCCGCGCCGTTACCGACGTTGATAATGAGGTCGTAGTCGATATCAAGGTCTTCACTCTTGACGGAAACTTCTTCATCTTTAAAGCGGAACGTCTGTACCGGTTCGCCGTACTTCTTGTTGAGCAGGATAAGGAAGCGGACCATAGGTACTATCCAGTTTTCCGCGAACAGCCGGGCAACGAGTCGGATACGCTTATCTGCCTGCCCCAGAATGGCCGTAATGCCCGTGGCCGTGCTATTGAGGGAGTTAGCGTCTAAGCCCTGGTTGTACTTCGTACTGCCAGTGCGGTTTTCCAGCTCGCTTTCGGCGTAGTTGACCAAATCCATCGTGAGCGGTGAGATATTCGCCGGCGGCGGGTTCGCAATGGCCGCGTTCGGGTCGCCCTTGATCGGGACGTATTCGTCGCCATTGAGTAGTGCGTCCATATCCATTACCGCCGTATAGTCGATAAACTTCTGCTGGTCGTTGTTCTTCGCTACGTTGATGACAATCTGCTTAATAAGCGCCGTCTTTAAGTCCTGTAAGCCTTCTACCTGCTCTGCCAGGGCCATGTCGGCGAATATCTTACGGCTTTCGCGAACGCTACCCATCGCAAAGAAGGGAGCAATATCGAACTCATTGGTTTGAATGGATAACGGCGTATCCCCGACACAATGAACAATCAAATGCTCGTAAATGCCGTCGTCGTTATAGTCCACATCTACATAGCACTCGTACAGCTCGACGTCTTTAGACGCGTTATCGCCGTCGTTCGGCCGCATATGGTCGTCCGACAGCTCTTTGTTGATGTACTCGTCGGCGGAGGTATACTTCGTATCGCCTGCCGCTTCCAGTGCTTCATCGACGTTCTGATAGGTGCCGTCCTGCTCTTTACGCTTGAGATAGTCGCCTTTCACAATCTTCCGGTGTGCCACGAACTTACACTTTTGGAGTGTGCTGGCTTCCGGCGTGAAGCGTAATTCTGTGGGCGGTACATACTCGACGACAGGATAATTGGCCGTGACTTTGACGTGGTCGAACTGCACTTCATATAGATCCGGCGCGTCTTTCAGCTGCTTGACTTTCTGTATTTCGATTTCGCCCGACAGTGACGCCTGCGTGAGCATCATCGCTTGTTGCATGTCGTTCACATCGAACATGAGCTTGTAACGCGTGCGGTCTTCATCCCGCTTCCACCACACCTTAGCAACGCCTAAATTCGTCCCCAGCGCGTCGTCGATGACGTCGTTGACTAAGGACGTATAGTTGTTCTTGCGGGTAAGCTGGTATTCGACAAGGTGCTGTATATTCGTAGCTGTATCGTCGTTTTGAATGGTACTGCCGGCGATAGTAACGGGCGATTCGTTGCCGATAAAGACTTCTACAAGGCTGGGCTTCATCCACTCAATGATGTTATTGAAGTCCATGCTGACGAATTTACTCTTTTTAGACAAGTTCGGCAGCTTCTTTTCGTACAAGTCTTGGTCGCCGTTGCGGAGCTTGCGGCGGTGTATCAGCTTTGGCTCTACGGTGCCCTCGTAGTACTTCTTCGCGACGTCAATGCCGTCTTTGACGCTCATCATGATCTTCTTGATTTCGTCGTCTTTGAGCGTGTCCAGGGATACCGGTTGTTCCTCCGGCTCTGCCTGCTGTAACAGCCAGTCTGTAACGCTCATCTGCTGCGGAGCATCCCGGCCGAACAATCCGCCCGTGTCTTGTGCGGCGGACAAGCTCTGGTTTAAATCCTCCATCTCATCACCTCGATTGATAGCTAAATAAGGCCCTCAATAGGGCTATGGGGCAATGCGCGGACTCGAACCGCGATAGCTTTTGTAGCTGGTTTTCCTTAACCTACATTGCCACGGTGGCGGGGTGGTCAGCCCCGCCGATGATAGAAAGGAGCATGTTACCGTGGAGTCGCCCTTATCCGGTGCGGCGTCGCTCCACGCGTTTACATGTACCCGGCCCGGTGCATCTTGCCACGGGTCATCTGCTTCCATTTGTCTGCCATGCTCGTATTGTCCCGGTATAGCTTGGCACAAAGATATGCCAGGCAGTCCATTAAGTGGCTGTACTCGTTCTTTTCCGGCTCATCCAGCGTCCGCCCAGCTACGACTTTACGATGATACCCGCCAGTAAATGCTTCGATGAGCATCTGGCAGCGCGGGTCCAGCTGTAAGAGTGGTTTGCCGTCGGGCGTAAGTGTCGTGAGATAGTACCGTACGGCTTCACTGCGCCCTGTCTGCGTGAGTTCGCCCGGTTCGACGATAATGCCGTACCGGTCACGGAGTATTTCGTTCGCGGTCTTCTCGTCGCTCTGCGCGCGCTGGTTTCCCGCCGGGTCACCGACTGCCGTGTACTCATATCCGCTGTAAAATGTTGATAATTCCGCTTGTACGGCACGGCCATGGGCCAGCATCCCACAATCCCAGGACTGTAATTCTGACAAGATGAGCAACTGTCCTTTGGCCGTTGTCTGTGCAATGATAGTCGCCGGGGTAAGTCCGTAGTCAAACGACAAGAGTAGCGGCCGCCCGTCAATCGGGTGCAGTTCCTCGTTGGCCACGTGGCGATTGTAGTCAAATTCCGGGTAGTACTTCGGCTCAGCGCTGACTGTCCAGTTGATTTCGTATTCACGTTCCCAGCCTTCTGTTGTCGTGCCTTTGCGTTCGTTGGTCTTCCATTCTTCGGAGCGTTTAGAAGGGTCGGCCGTATAGTGTATTCTGGCAATGTATACCCCGTTACGCCGGTACTCGTGTACGCCCTCTATCATATCGTGCGCTTCCTGTTCTTCTTCCGGCTCGTCCTCATTGAGCTGGCCAGTCACAAGCTGACAGAAGAAGCCCGGGTTAGCTGACGAGTCGATGAAGATGCGGCCACCGCCTTCGATAGTCGGACGGAGCGAGTTCCAGGTGGCTTGTGCAAAGTCCCAGAATGCCATTTCTGTGCAGTATACGACGGATGCCGTGTACTGACGCAGCTGGTCTGCCCCTTCTGCCACGGCTCTCAGCTCGACGCCGTTACTGAACTTGATGTAGTCATAGCCCATCTTTGAGCGCGTCTTGCGTTCGACGGCGGGCCATTCGTGACTCTCCGGCAGATGTTCGTACAAAAACATGAAGCGGCTGTCACCCAGCAAGTAGGCGCTATCGTCGTACTTTTTCGACTGCACGAATATCGACAGGTTTTTACCAAACATGGCGTAATGCAGGAGATTAGCCAGGCACCGCCACGTCATCATCATGCGTCGGCTCTTCGGAAATGCCGCTACCTGCTCGCCGTGGATAATCTGATCTACGCGGGCCAGATAATCAAGATTCGGGAAATGCTCGACGGCCCCGTTCTTCGCTTCGTTGACCGTGAAGCAGCAGTCATTGATGAAGGCCGTTGGGTCATTCTTCCAGACCTTCCACTCCATCAGCCGCATAAGCTCGACTTTCTCTTTCAAGCTCTTTTTGCTAGTTTTATTCGTTGTTTTTGTCGACTTCATTCTATCAACCCCGGGTCAAGCCAGCCAAATATGCATAATTATTACTTATCAAGGCCCTTTAGCTTGCTTTCAAGCTCTTTAATACGTGCGTCTACGTCGGCGTCTGTGAGCGTTTCGACTTTGACTGCCCCGCCGTCAGCGCCTGTGATTGCATTTTCTACGCGGTCACGCCATTCAAGCCGCTTCCGGTTTTTCAGCCAGAAGATTTGTGCTGTCGTATTTGGCTGCACTTCTTTGTGTACGACTTTCGTCACGACTAGCTCGTCGTCACGCAGTTCTTTTGTGACTTCGTCGTATTTATATCCCAGCGCCGATTTAAGTAGCGCATTCTCTACCTGCCGGTCTACGGCGTCCTTTCCTTCTTTTAGGGCCTCCGAAATCTCCGGATACTTCTTTTTCCACTCATAAAACGTTGAGTCGGTGATACCCATATTAGCGGCTATCTGCTCATCACTAAGACCGTCCCTGGCCCAGCCTTGCAGTCTAAGCAATCCTTCTTTTGTCAACCACTCTTGATACTTACCTTTTGCCACTGTATCACCACCTTTAACCATGTACTAAAAAAATTAAGGCCCTGTATGCCGTTCTAAGCGGCTTTTACAAGACCTTGCGTATGTTTGTCTGATTACTGTTTCTTTCTGTCCATCACGTCATGCCACTTCCAGGAGATTTCTAAGCAGTCCGTACCGTGATACCACTTGACGTAGTACTCCAAGGTGAGCAGGTAGCATTTCAAGTCTTCGACGGCTTCATCATCATACCCCGTGGGTAAGATAATCTGCACACTAGCCGCTCCCCGGCGGGTAGCTTCATCTATTTTGCGCTGTGCGATAGCAAAGAGATTCATCGCGCTCAGTCGCTGTTGCTTAATTGCTGGCTTTATTTCTTCCATATTCTTCTCCCGTGATATGACAAGGGCCGCCAAAGCAGGAAGGCGGCTCAATGTCTATGTGTTTGTGTAAACCTTTTAGAGAGGCATCTGGATTGTAGGACAGTGTGTGCGGCGGAGTGCGGAGCGCCATCTACTGCACTTCTCGCCGCCTTGTCCAATGAGGGATTCTAGCTATTCGCTAAAACCTTACACTATTATTATACGTGTTTTTCGTACTAGTTATTCTTAGAATAAGCAAGAATGACAAAAAAATAAGGCCGGTACTCATGGTATCGGCCTTTTATCCGTTATTCTTTGTTGTCATGATAAAGATTGGGGAAACAATTTTCTGGCTTCATCCAATCTTCGGTCTCTTCGACCGCTTTCTTATACTCTTCTTCTACGCCCAGAACTTGCACGGCGTTCAACGTGGCGATTTCATATGTTTCGTTGCACAAACTGTTATATAGCCCTTCTTTCTGGGAAACGAATGATTGAATTAAATTTACGACGTCTTCTCCGTCTTTGAGCCGACGGAAGAGCTTTTCAAGATCATACTGATTGATTTCTATTTCTTCCTTGATTTTTTCACGCGATGCGAGTCTACGTTCTAGTTCCCGTTTTACTTCTTCTGCTGCTTCCCCCTTACTGAGTGCTTTTTCACAGCGTTCCATGAGGTCGTCAGCTTCTTCTTGGGCGTTATATTCGACGCCGCAAGATTCAGCCAACTGCTGGAAAACATCAGCCGGAATATCAGCCCAGGAATCAAGGTTATCTAAAAAATCGAATAATTCCCGGCCATCGGGGCGATGATAAACCTTGCTCAGTTCGTCCCTTTGTTCATTCCCGCAATTGATAAAATTGTCACTGGTGATATAATCACCGTCGTTGTTCAAATAGATCATCATATTACCGTCTCCTTTCTACTCTCTGGGACTTCCTTGTCCCTCTTTCTGATTATATTATAACACATATTTAGCTGTTGTCAACTGTATTTTTTATGTTATTTATTTTTTTCTGATTTCTATTGTGTAGCCGTACTGACTAACAATATCATCTAATTCGATATATTTGATAGTCGCGTTCCTGGTCTTTGCGTTAAATGTCTGCTGCTTGAGTCCCAGCTCCCTGCAAAGCTCCGTTTCCGACTTGCCAATCTCGACAAGCCATTTCTTCCACATCACTTTAAATTCTTCTTTCGTCATTCTATGCACTCCCTTTCTGTTATCTATAGTATATATAACTACGTTTAAAAAGTCAATAACTTTTTAAATTTTTTAAATAACTCTATTTTTACTGTTGACAAGCGGTTAAACTCGTGATATTATGTAGACAACAAAGGAAATGCAGTTACAGAAAGGAGAAAACATCATGACAATGTTAAAGAAAACCACCTACACTATCGACGGAGAAGAATTGCAGAAAAGAATCTCGAGCGAAATTGATTCTGTGAAACACTGCTATTGTAAATGGAACGACCCTGGTTCAGAAAATGCAGATTTCTATTACATGCTGTTCAAAAAACATTACGGTGTTTTGAGAATGCTGCTTGCCATTCAGGGTAATAGCGATTCAGAAGTAGCAATGATTATGAATTACATGAAAGATTTGGCATATCGTGAATCCATTCGCTGCAAAATCAACTCCCTTGATGCCGAAATTGACGCTCTTGGTACAAGATGTATGAAATCGTCAAAACATTCAAAGTCGAAGACAACGGCGAAAGCGAAAAGCCGCGGTATTATGCAGTCAAAGCCCAGCGCGACGAATTAATCAAGCGCCGTAGCAAATTAATATGGAAAATCGCTAGATAGTAGTTGTACGGGGGCCGCAAGGCTCCCGGATACAAGAAAGGGAGTTATAAATCATGAAACTTACAATGGAAGAAATGAACGAACTCAATTTAATCAAAAACGTTACGGGCTATCGCTATTACATTGCTACGTTGCCGGAACCGTTGACCGTTGGCTGGGAAACACATACAATCGCCGTTTATCAAAAAGTGGGCACTATCAGCCGCCCGATTATCACGGCAACGGATAAAAAAGAGCTGGCAAGCCGCATGAAAGCTACGCTGGCAAACATGACGTTCCGGTTCGGCGAAATTATGCCGCATTTGCTTAACAACGCTGTCGGTGGTAACGATTTTTACGTTACCTATTGCCTGGAAATTGGGGAAGATAACCCGGAAATCTGGTACAGCTTGCGTCGGGGAAATAAAATCATATCGACCATGTTGGACCGCGAAACGTTGTCAACGCTAACGCATGCGTTGGAACGTGTATTAGCTTGATTGTTGGGGGCCGCAAGGCCCCTAGAAAGGATGGATACCTATGAAGAAGACTTATTATTTTTACTACATGCTCGAACGTCCCGTATCTATCGGTACCCAGCCAGATAAGTTCGTGAGCTTTACGGATGAACAGGGCGTGACGCCGTCTGATCATCACCATTGGGGCATTGTCTACTATGACCGCCCATTGAGTGATAAAGAAATGGATGACTATGAAATGGAATGCGGCGGCGTTACAGATAGTTTGCCGTGGTAGCATGGTATAATAACGACAGGAGGAGATATTATGACAAGTGAAGAATTCGCAATCAGATTGAAAAACATGACGTGTTGTGCAGACTGCCCATATCCGGAATCTTGTGGCTTTCGTGATGACGACTGGCGGGACCGGGCTGACCACGTAGTCGGACCGTGCGGCCAACAACACTGCTGGTTAGAGGATGACGACGATTTTGCTGACGTCCGGATGCGGGATTTCCCCAAAGGTTAGGAGGGATTTATATGAAATACGATGTAACCTTCTCTTGCGGTCATACGGGTACTGTCCAGGTTTACGGCACGGCCGCCGAAAGAGAACGTAAAATCAACTGGTATGAAAATTACGCTGTCTGCCCCGACTGCTACGAAAAGTCCCGGCAGGAAGAAGCCGCAACAGCGGCTAAGCAGGCTAAAGCGGACGGCCTTCCGGCTCTTACTGGTAGCGAAAAGCAAATCCGGTGGGCTGAAAGTATCCGCAAAGAAAAGATGGCGGCCGCTCGTGAATGGCTGTCCCGTCATCCCGGCGAACAGGCAGATAAATGCCTGGCCTGGTACGGCGGCCATGCCAGTGCCTCGTGGTGGATTGACCACCGCGACGAACGGCCCCAGAAGACGGCCAAGTTAGGCGTTGAAGAATGGCTTGAATAAAATTGCATAGCAAAAAGGCTTGTCTACCAAATGTGGTAAACAAGCCTTTTTGCTTGACTAGCTGTTATTATGCGCTGTCTAATCAACATACTAATCAACGTTACAATTTCAATCCACATGGCCAGTAATTTCCCGGCCAAGACTTACTTAGAGTATAACATCCAATCAGAGATAACGCAAGTCATTATATTACGCGGATAAGTCCCAGCTGGCACGCGGCCATTTTGGCTAGCGTCCGCACGTCGTTGACTATCGTATAGTAGGTGTTGCGGTCCAGTCCCAGCTCTACCGTCGTGGCTTTCCATGATTCCCGGCGATGGTACTTGCAGGTAGCTACACGCCGTGAAATGTCGTCCAGGGCTTCGTATACCCCGGATACGAGTATAAGCCAGCGTTCGGGCCGCTTGATGACGACGCCGTCTGACAACGTCACTTGCTTTAGCTCAGTGGCCAGTCGTATGCCTTCTAATGCCGTTGGGTCCGATACAAAAGCATGGCCGTTACTGCCACCGCTATGGCCGCCCGCTACGTTTTCCCTTGCCAGTCGCACAGCCCGGCGGATTTCTTTTTCGCGGTAAAACATCAATTCTATGTGTCGCGTCGTGGAGTCAATCGCGGCGCGCTGATTGTGGTGCATGTGCATCCCCTCCCACTGTTACAACTCTCACTATTCCGGCGTTATGGATACGTCGCCAGCACTGTAAGCACGGTTCCGGGTTCGGCAGCTCTTTCCCGGTCTCTACGTCCATGCCCCAAAGGTACAGGGTAGCGCCCTGCATTTCCCGGCGGCTGGCTGATATGATCGCGTTTTCTTCAGCGTGTACCGCTACGCATCGCTCAATCATCTGGCCATGTGGCACTTGATGTAAGCGCCGATAACATTTCCCGGTATCACAGCAGTTGCGTTCACCGCGCGGCGCGCCGTTGTAACCAGTGCTGACAATCTCGTCGTTATTGACGATGACAGCCCCGTAGATGCACCGCAAGCACGTGGCACGCTGTGCTACAGCCTTTGCTATACCCAGATAGTACGCGTCCTTGGACGGTCGTACACGGGCATTTTCCATGGGAATAAAAGTCGGTATTTCATTGAATTGCGCACGAATGAATAGTGCCGCTTCATGCTTGCCTTCTTCGTCCAGCTCATTAGCTATTTTTAGCGCTGTTTCCTTAAATGCTTCGTCATTTCCTTCTACTTTACAGCGGATGAGCATCAGTGTATCTCTAGCCGCTTTCGTCGTAGTATAAGTTTCCATCGAATCACTTCCTTTTCCACATGAACAGCGGCGAGCGGTGCGCACCGATGCGGTGCCTGTCTAAATCCGCTTTGCCAGCTTTGGTTTCCCACGGATTCCGCTTCTTCCTCGCATACAGCAACTTTTCTTCATCGCTCATCCGATGAATTTTTACTTCTCCTGGTGCATACCAATTTTCCATGTATATCACCTATCCTTTTATGCTTATGTTTTATTACTATTTTCCGCCTGTTTTACTTTAATAGCCGCGTCTGCTATTTTATCGATGATTTGCCCTATTTGGTCTTGCGTAAAAGATGCACCACCTTTGATATTTTCCATTGTTAATGTGTTGGCAATCATCATTTTTGTTGACGTGGTTTTTGATGGAACGATGACAATCAGCGTTACGCATACACCGAACGCAATGACTATCTTTTTCGCTATTCTTAGCATTCTACTTGTATATGTTTCGTCATAGCCGTAATCGTCTTCATGTTCCAAATAGAAAAACACCAATATCACGAACGACAACGCAACCAAAATAGCGACCGAAATAGCTATAATATGCAATGAATCTAACGCGCTTGCTAGATAGAACCACCACGGGTTTATGATATATTCCATGTCATTCTCCTTTATTACACTTCTCGAAATAAAATTCAATGTCATTGTCTTTTTCTTTTATCAGTCCGTATGCAAGGGACAGTCGATAGATATAGACTTTATGTAGTCGTTCGCGGACCATTTTCAGCTGGTCACGAAAATGGTTAATATCCATCGTGCCTTTATAAAAATTGCACATACGGCAGGCGGGATTGTAGTTGTCCAGCTCATCAGCACCGCCTACGTATTTAGCTTTGATGTGGTCTACCTGCATGTCTTTGTAGGCAATCTGGCGCCCGCAGTACGCGCAGTGGCCGTCGTATTTTTCGTATACTTGCTTTCGGACGGCTTTCGGTATCGGCTTGTGCCGCCGTTCCAGCTCCCGGTCCTGCATCTTTTGCTGTATCGCTTGCGCTTCACGCCATTTCTGTTCTATATCCACACATTCTCCTTTCCAGGAAGGCCCCGGGCCAGCCATGTTCCGGGGCCGCCTGTCATTTATCCGCAGCAGTTGTATTCGCAATCATCGGGTCTGATTGCCCAGTCATCACTAAGGATGTCCGCCTGGCTTGCGAGCCAGCCGACCTGCTCGCCTTGTGTACCCACAAAAACGATCGCCGCGCTTCCCATAGTCGTATGATTAGTGTTGACTGCGTATCCATCCGGGTTGACATAGCTGATTGCTGTCCCGAGTACGATGTACTGTTCTTTGCCGTTCCATCCGCGGCGATAGCACTTTCTACCTTTTTTCAAGTATTCCAGCATTTCGCCAAACGTCAATTTAGTTTCCGCTTTAGTTTCAAAAGGTTCATACGTTTTTCTGAAAATATCCGGTTTGCACGGGTATTGCTCGCCGTTGACTCCTGTGATGATGTAATCTCCGATGCTGGCTTTCATGTCGCCTTCCAGCGTATGGATAATCATTTCTTTGTTCGCCCGATATGCTTCGATCACAACGGGTTTCTTTACGTATTTAGCCATTTTCCATCTCTCCTTTTTCGTCCATGCTTTTACTCATAGCTGCTTTAACTGTTTCTATCATGCAATAATTGATTGTGCGGATTTCGTTGCCTTCTACTGTAAATCGGGCCGGGTAGGCCATAGGGCATTGGCCATCTCTGACGCAATGCTCCATGGCGTGATTTTGTGTACACATATGCACCCGAAAGGCTTCTAGTAGGTCTAATAATTTTACTTTATCAGGCTTAACTTCCATTATCGTCACCCTATGAAATTCGTAATCTAGCTCCGTGTAATGTTTTTTCTTCTTTTAGTCTTTTACACAAATGTTTTCCCACTTTTTGTAGACGTCAACGTAGGTTTCGCCCTTGTCGCCGTTATGTGTGACTTCATAGTACATGCCGTCCGATACGGTCGTGCTAACTAAGCACTTCCAATTTTGCAGAGTTTTGCAGAACCACACGACAAAGACGTCATTCATCGTGATTTGCTTCTGGTCGGTCTTGTCTACATAGGCGTTGAAATAATCCATAACAATCTTTCTTGCTTTTTCATGCATCTGTATACCTCCTAAAATCCCCAGCTTACCATGATATTATCGTCATTGAGTGCTACTTTATAGCCGTCTTCGTCGAGCTTACGAGTCAATGCCTTATCTACGTTGCTATCGCCCGTCAGAGCCAGCGTGACGTAGTTTTTCCCGTTGAGATATGCGTGCTCAATGACTTCATCTATGTGTTTTGTGCTAATATCCGTTTTTCTCACTCCCTTCTTTCGGTTCTAGCAGTTCCGGGTTTTCGTGGACATTGCCGATGACTTTAACTCGTCCGCCGTCATTAAGAATCATGTCCAGGTCAAACTCAACGAAAGGATATTGTTCTTTTTCTATGCATTGCGCTAGCAGTACGCCCGTTTCGTCGTCTATGACAAACCGCTTCGTCATGTCTTTATGCGTGACTTCGACAATGTCGCCTTCGTAAATCATCACGTCATCATGGCTGTCGTCGTAGTAAGTCGTCCAGGGCATGAGGGTTACTTCGTCAAATCTTGCGGAGATGACTTCATCTTTTGCCCTCCCTTTGATTCGATGCTTCCGGAAGTCGATTTCCGATACGTGCATCATGACTTTCTTTTCAATGTGCCACGCTCGGTAGTCAATCCACTCAGTGTCCATTAGTCTTCTCCTTTCCATAGCTTTGCTATGGCTTTTTCGCAATTTCTAAATTTACAAGCAAAATACAAAGTCACCAGCCCCATTACTCCCATTCCGGCTGCAATAAGACGATGTGCAAAGCAGTCCGCTGTCAGTAACAAGGCGATAGCTAAGATATCTATTGCGACGGTGTAGATTGTCATTATGTCGCTCAGCTTCATGCTTACTCCTTTCTGTCCTTAATTAATCGTTTCAGATTTCCCTCTACGAGCTTTTTCTTTAACTTCGGGTGTAGTTTATAGAGCGGATGTTTTAAGTCCGTTATTTCGCTCACAGTGATTTCTACGCGCGGGTCTTCGGCGTCGATACCAGCTATCATTGAACCGCCGATTTCAGCAATGTACCCGTCGTCTTCGATGATGCCTGCGCTTTCGAGTATATCTGCCGTCGCTTGGACCAGCCCGAAAAGATCGGGCCAGCCCTTGCGGTTCGGCATGTAATACTTCGCGGTCATCTTGACGGCGCAGTCAATCGGATGAATCGGCCTTCTTTGGGCTTTTAACTTCCATAGAGCGTCTTTGGCATATTCTCTGTAGGCTTTACCCTGCACAAGGCCGTAGCGCGTCTTCTGTAGCGAATTTTTCTTCGTCATGGGCCGTCCATGAATCACGAATCGGTATGTCATTTCTTTTCTCCGAAAGTGCGGAGCAATAAGTCGATGAGGTGTTGTTCCGGGTTTTCGATGATTTCATCATCTTCTTCGTTGTCCATATCGTCCGGATCTTCTTCTGGGCATTCCGGGTCGATGTCGATAATGTGTTCCGTCGTTACCTGGAACGGTTCGTTATTGAGTGCAGACTTTGCTACGATGAGCATCACGTCTGCCAGGTGTGTCCGCATCGTAATGTCTTTGTAGTTAAAGCCTTCTATCGTGATGGAGAATTTCTGGTCCGGGCTGCTGATACCCAAGATGGTTGCCAATGTAGCTTCGAGGTTGATTCTTTCTGCTTTAGTCATGTTTTTCATGCTCCTTTTCTTTAACTTCTTCATTAGTGATTAAAAAATCTAAATACTGCCGGGCCTTCATCAAATCTTTAATTGCCGTCCCTTTCGCAGGGTAGCGGTACAGATACTTGATAATGTTCCCCATGTAGTAGGCTTCCGCTTCAGATAGACCACGGGTCATAATTTCAATTACTTTTTTACACTCTGTGCCCTTCCAGGTGTAGTGATCCGGATGATGAATCATGTCAGATGTTTCCCCCGGCTCGTCGTCCACATTAATTTCTTTATCTTTTGGGGCTTTGGGTAACACAGCCTCTGTACTCGTGATGGGATGAACATAATAATCGTCTACACCACAAAAGACTGCACCAGAACCACGGAAGCACACATCATAGTAAGTAACCCCTTCATTTTTATCTTCTTCGATATGCAGAACCTTTGCATACCCTACGGAAGCGTCATCATCAAGCCCCAAAAAGGGTTTTAAATTTACCCAAACTGTATCATGTACTTTAATTTTTTTTGCGTTATTCATCTGCATCACCTACCTTTTCAAAACGCCATTTCTGTGTTGCGTTCGGGTATTTATCGTGGTCGACTTCACTCATGAACATGACCAGCGGGCGTACCCAGCAAGTGTAATCATCGACTTCTTTATATACGACAACCAGTTCCATACGCTCTGTATCACATCCAAGACAGATGATTTTATAGACGTGACCTTTGAAGTGTTGCCACTTTTCCCCTGCTTTCGGTATAGTTCGCTTGTAATGTTCCATGTTATTTTTCTCCTTCATCCCGTAACGTCTTCAATAGCACCTTGGCTCTTTCCACACGTTTCATGATGACGTCTACATTATCTTGCGCATGTGTATATTTCTTGAAGCAGTTACCGATTGCGATATTCAAGGCGTCTTTATTGGTATTGTGATTAATGGTGCTATAGATGAGGTTCTCATCGTCAACGTAATAATAAGTTTCGCCGTCTGTCGGAATGAACGGCTTGTTCAGCTTTTCAGCGATTCTTTGCACCGCCAGTTTTATCCCGATTTCCGGGTTGAAGGCGTCGTTCGAGTGGCATTTCGCTTTCCCTTTGTAAACCGTTTCGCCGTCTTCGTCCGTGTACCATACTTTGATGGTTCCGTTAGGATAACATTTAATCTTATCCACTCCGGCCGTAAGGAGTCCTACTTTTGCAGCTTCTTTTGCGGCAATGTGTTTCAGATAGTCCCGGAAAAGAAAACTGTCATAGAGCGCAACATCAAACTTCGGCGACTTTTTAGCTAACTTCTGTATATTTTCAAACGTTCCCACGGTGTCGTAGCCATTAGAATACCGAAAACCACCATTCGTTTGTCGGCACGCATCGAATATGACGCACGCGTCACATTTCTTTTCGTCACAATATGCTTTTAGCGTGTTTACGGCCATTTTAACTATCTTGTCATTAATCATGTCTACTCTCTCCTATTTACCAGTGCTACCGAATCCACCTTGACCGCGTTGTGTATCTGTCAGCGTCTGCACTTCTTTCCAGCGAATCGGGATATTCTGTACCAGTTTACCCTGCATGAATCGCTCTCCCTTTTCGATGATTTCCGGCTTATCGCCGATATTGTCGAAAAGGCCTTGTACTTCGCCGCGGTATGAGCTGTCGATGATACCGACGGCGTTTGACAGCCGCAGTTCCCGCTTTGCGCCGTAGCTTGACCGCATGAAGAGCATCATGCAATAGCCGTCCGGGATTTCAAATGCCAGTCCCGACGGAATCTTAACGCCGTGTTCGCCGGGATAGATGACGAATTTCGCGGGTGCGTAAAAGTCATAGCACGCGTTGCCTTCCGTGATGAGCGGCAGTTTCACGTCGTCTTTGCTGTAATCGTCGAGGATTTTCTTGATTTTAATATCCATCATTTATACTTGTTCCTTTCTAACACTTTATTTCTTGCCTGGTGTGCGACGCCGGGTCGCGGCCCGTGGCACTTTATCGCCCGGGGCCGACATTCCCGATCATCTGCGCATACCGGCATGAGCTTCCCGTCTACCGTCACCACATAGTGCCGGTATCCCGTGATTTTCTTATGACAGTAGTAGCAGCGTGTCATATTGCATCACCGCTTACTGATTCAAACGTTCTTTCAAAATACTTCCAGCTTTGAATTTCATGCTGTTGTGGCCTGTCGTTTCCACGGCTTCCCCGGTCTGCGGATTACGTACCGTCCGCGGTGCGACGTACTTCTTTTCAAAAGTGCCGAATCCCACGAATGTGATTTTGTAATCCTGCGCCACCAGGTCGGCGATAGTGCCTAACATTTCGTCAACTACGCGGGCGCAAGTGCTCTTTGTCTTACCGCTCCGCTGTGCTACCGTGTCGATAAACTGCTTTTTCGTGATGTTCTTCATTTTCATTGCTCCTCTCTAAAATGGGATTTCTTCGTCGGCGACTTCACTACCCATATTGTTAAAACCGCCGTTATTGGCCCTCATTGGCCGTACAACCTTCGCAATGCGGTTGACCAGCAAATTATACGCAACCTTCTGTGTGCCGTCCTTAGCGGTGTATTCATGCATATCTATCTTGCCGATTACTTCCACCCGGTCGCCGCGCCGGACGTCCTGGACGATAGCTTCTGCAAGTTCTTTAAATGCGGTGCAGTACCACCATTGGCTCGTCCAGTCTTCCTTGCTCTTGCCGCTCGTCCCCGGCAACTTCTTGTTGTCCGCTACCGAGAACGTCACGACAGGCGTCCCTTTGGTCGTGACCCGGCTTTCCGGGTCCTTGCCGATGTTTCCAATTACTGTGATTGTGTTCATTCTCTATCACTCCTTTTTTTCTGATGTCGGCCGTTACCCGGCCAAACAAAACACTGCCTCGCCTTGCCATGGCCATAATAAGCTCTGCCTAACAATGCCTTCGCTTCTCAGCACTCCGCTTTTCCCCTGCAAAGCAGCACTATACATTGCCATTCCATTGCAACACATTCATAGCAAGTCCTTGCCATACATTGCCCTTGCTGGGCTATGCCAAACGTTACAATGCTATGCCTTCGCCTCGCCGAACTTTATTCAACTTTACTTTACCTTTGCTTGACTATACCCAGCATTTCCATTGCACTGCTGAAACATGCAATACCGTAACTTTGCTTTGCTTTACGCTACTAAGCCTTAGCTCAATGTTTCATCGTTGTGTCTTTCCATGACTTGCATTGCCGTAACTGCACGGTTCAATGCCTTTACGTGACTGAACACGGCCCTATATCGCCATGACGGCGCGTTTCTTGGCTATACACGGCCCTTGCATTACCTCACTCCACGTTACCGTAGCTGGACCCGACGCCGCGATTCAATGCCCTCGCCATGCCTCGCCTCGCATTGCTTTGCCTTTGCTTCTCTTCGCTTGCTGTCGGCCTTAGCCTTTCAGCATTTTCTTGATGCGGTCTACTTCGCTTTCCACATCCTTGATTTCTTTGATGTCGATTACCTTATAGCGCCCCTTACCTGCATTTCGCCACTGTCCTAAACCGTTCTTACAACCAAACGCCAGCCATTCGAGCACTGCATCAGCATATTGGTCGCTTTCAATTTCGACGACGAACGTCATTCGGCTTCCAGCGGGAACTGTTTCACTGTTTGCCAGCGCCACGCGTTCGCCCTGTGCGGTCTGCGCTCTCAACGGCCGCTGGCAGTCGCCGATTTCAGCGCCTTCCGGCATTTCAATCATGATTTTCCGCGGTTCAACGAAGATACAGCCGTCGATGACTTTCTTGTACGCCTTGATTTTATTTGTATGGGCGGCGAACTTTTCGCCCTTGCAACGCTGTAAGAACCCTGCGGCCGCTTTGAAGAACCCACGGATTTGATACGAATAGACGAACGGCTTGCCATCTTCTTTGGGGAAAATCGTCTTGCCCTTTTCGACGACGGCTTCCACGCCCAACGCTTCGACTTCTTCTTCCCGGCTGGCGGCGTCCGGCGCTTTCGATGCGATGAATTCTTCATGAATTTTTGGGTCTGAATTGGCAGTGCCCAGCATTTCTTCAATCAATTCAATAGTTACTTGTAATTTTTTCATTTTTCTTTCTCCTTTGCCTCTCTAAACACTTATTTCTTTCCACGGTTGCCGTGGTATATATCGACTGGCCCGTTTTGCTTCTCGTAAGCTTCCAATGCCGGGTAATCTATATTGCACTCTACATTGAGGCATTTCATAAATTCCCAAATGGGCACTTCTCCGTGAGTCAGTACGTAAACCTTGTCTTTGTAGTAGTTCTGCAAATCCTTGAGACGCTTGTCACGCCATTTGTACTTCGTGTACAGCGTCCAGAATATGACGATAGCTACCCCGGCTATCATATCGCGTGTCTTAGCTATGAGTTTCAGATCGCGCGTCCGGCCGGTTATCATCTTCTGCATTCTTTCGGCAATGCGTTCATTGAGGAACCGGTCGAATCCGTGTTCGCACAATTCATCGCGCCAGTCGTAAATGAATCCTTCCTGGAATTCGTCGAGGTGCGCCCACATGTCGTTCATCGAGGCGAACCGGTTGCGGCCGAATCCGTACTTGTCGTGAAGGCAGCTAAACAGCAATGTCGTTGCCCAGTCCGTACCGCTTTCGGCCCCGGCTTCACGCCGCAACTCTGTACGCGCCCTGTCACGTTTCGCCAGCGCCCGGCTGATAGCGTTCATCGTACCAGTCCTTTCTTGCGTACCATGTAAGCGCCGTATGACAATCCTGCTTTACGGGCGGCCGCAATGTCTTCATCAAGGCCCGTACGGAGTCGGTTTTCAACGGCCGTTTCTATGGCCTTATCTCTCATCCTTTTCATACGGTTGCGCGCCTGGATGATTGTTTTCGGCCGCATGATCTGGTAATAGATTTTCTTCCACGCGTCGCGGCAGTCCGGGCATACGCTGAATCCGCATGTCAACGGCTTATCGCACACGATACAGGTCGGTCGCCGTGTATGGCCCTGCTTTCGGTATTCGTTCCAGTCCCAGTAGCGCTTCGTGAATTTATCGAGGCAGGACTGGCACAAGCGCTGTGCTTTATAGTACGGGTCGAATTCATCCCCGCACACCATGCATTTAGTCATCTTGCTGCTCCTTTCATGATAACGGTCATGCTCACAAGCCCCGTGTTCTGGTCCAACCAGAACCTCATGTATTCGTTACCCATGCGCATGTTACAGGCCATCCCTTCTTTGAAGGCGGGGATGTTCTTGATAATCAGTTCGTCCGGGATTCCGGGGACAGCCCGGCGGGCGAATTCGATGACGTCTTTCGGTACGTCGTCCAGCGACGGCGGTTTCTTTTCTTTGTTCGGCCGCTTTGTCCATTTGCTTCTAAGGTCGTCAATCATGCCGTGGATGCGTTTGCGCCCGGCTTCATTGACCGGTGCTTCCGGCAGTGCCTGGTAGTCCGGCACGGCGTTGATTTTCCGTTTGACTTCTTTTTTAATCATCGTCACGCTCGGCATAGAGTCGGCGCCGTCAATTACACGCCCCACGGCCCGCAGGACGTCGCCGTCGCTGTAGCGTTCGAGTTGGAGCATCATCGCGCCAATGAATTCTTCGGCGTTCTGTCCGTCAAGCTTCCATGCGTCATTTGGATAGGAGCCTCTTAAAATCTTCATAATATTTCTGGCCGTTTCGGCTGTCATATTCCTTGCACTTCCTTTCTAGTTCCCTATCATTTTCCCGTAGCCGTTCGTCACGGGTCTTATACCGTGGGCGGTTATTGTCACGTCGTTCCCACGTCCGTACAGCTGCCTTCCAATCCTTCATGGGCTGGTTGCCAACCTTCCAACCTTTGCTTTCGTAGAAGTCGATGAAGCTTTCTGGATCTACATTGTTCTGACGTTCTTCACAATACGCACGGACTTCTTCTACCGTGGGCTTTACAAAACGTCGTTCCTTGTGTTTTTTAGTCGTGGGCGCAGCGGAAGGTTTACTTCCGCTATCTATACTTTCAGTCTTACTTAATTCAGTCTTACTTAATTCAGTCTTATTAGCGTTAACTTTTTTAACATCTGGAAGTAAAGTTTTTTTACTTCCATGGGAAGTAAAAATTTTTAACTTCTTGATGTAAAGCTTGTTTGGCTTATTGAGTCCTTGCCGGACAATATCAAGTAAGTCATATTCAACGAGTTTCTTCATAGCTTTTACGCATGTGGGATGTGAAATATTCAATGCTTCTTGCAACTCTTCCTGTGCGAAGATGAAGAAAATGTCGTCGTTCTCGTCTACCCATCCGTTGTTCCTGGATAGGTTGAACCTGTCGCGGAGAAGTGCATACATTACCTTTGCACTCATCGGCAGATTCTTGTAAAACGGGTTCGTGAATAATGCTTTAGGGAGTTGATAGAATTGTTCGTTGTCTATATCCCCTAATTTATATCTTTCGCTCATTTCAAGCTCCTTATCCTGTACCATCCGGTGCTCATGTTGGGACTTGGCCTTGCTTCGATATAGCCTTTATTTTCCAGGTCGTCCATTATCTTTAGGACTTCGGCTTTATCTGTGTCTAATAGCCATTCCGCAAGCGCGGCGATCTGAATGTTATCCTCGATACCGACATAACCTAGAAACGCTTTTTCTCGTAAGGTTAAATCATCAGCGTCTAGGTATTTTACGGGGATGAAAATACCTGTAAATTCCATGTTAATCTCTCTCTCTAATCTGTTGAAACCTTTCTCTCATCTGCCTAGCTTGCGGCCCGTGTGCCCGTTCGTGGCAGTCCCGACAAAGTACGATGAGGTTATCTAAATCGCTCGTCCCACAGTGTGAACGGAATGTAATGTGATGGATTTCCGCAGCCGGTGCGCCGCAGTTCTCACATACGCCGCCAGCCCGTTCATAGGCCGGAAGGCGGTTCTTTCGGTATAGCGCGTCGTCGCGGCGCTTTCTTTTATTCATCTTCGGGCCTCCAATCATCAATGAGCGCCTGGACCCATTCCCGGTCCTCAACGTTAGCGCCGATCTGACGGGCCTCATCGACAAGGCACTCAATTAGTCGGCTCATATCGTGCGTGTCATACACGCTTGAACCGGCGTAAAGGTGCAGGACCGTACAGCCTTTGACTTTGCTTGCCCCGGTGTCAATGGCAATCCATCCAATACCATTATGGCGCCAGTCCCGGCACACGCTGGATGCCAGCTTCTGCTGGACACATATCGGCGTGAAGCCTTGGGAGTCTTGGATGGCTCCTCTGTACACTTCCTCTTTGCTGACGTACTGCCCGCCAGCAGACAACTTTTCTGCTATCCGCTGGCACAACAGCCAGCAGTAGGAGTTGGCATTTAATGAGCGCTTTTCTGAGTAGCGCTTAATCTCGATGGAGTAATCACCGTCGACTTTGATGTTATTTAAGTCTTCGGTGAGCGGTGCGGGAATCAGCAGCATATAGCCGCCGTTCCCTTTCAGCACCTGGACACCTTTTGAATGGAACCTCATTCTACACGCCTTTCATCAGTGCGGCGTCGTCTTTGGCTTTCGCCGCATCGACTAATTTATCGATGTTTTCGTAGAAGGCCTTTGCCTCTGCAAGGGACAATTCCTTGAAATGTCCCTTATTGAATTTTGCTTTGAGTAACGGCCCGATGAACATGACGGCCTCATTTGCTCTAGCCCAGTCAATGACAAGCTGGTAATAGTCATCAACAGAAGTGGGCTTTTTTTGCGTCTGAGACGAGCTGGACGCGTTTTTTTCGGCCTGTACACCTGTCTTGGTGTAATTACCCTTGGGGCTATCGTTCCGTGCGTTAGAGCGGCTCTGAGGTGTATTATTCCATGTATCGGCGTCCTTGTTATCGTCGATACAAAACAGGCCATTCAACGCATACTTGCGGGCGTAGCTGGACGCGCTACCCGTTACCTGGCTGTCATCCATGCCCTTGCGGGCCAGCGCTTCGCGGGCATAAGCGCTAGTCTTGATTTCGTCGCCGTTGTCGGCGTCGATTAATCGGGCTTCTGCCTGTACATAAAAGCGGTCGCCAACGGTTTTGATTTCATCCGCGATGGTCAGCACCAGCCCATGATTGCTTAGTAAAGGCTTGACCGCTTCCAAAATATCTTCACACGAGCGGTAACTGTAACCGCCGAATTTGTTGTACTGGCCTTTTGGCGCTTTTAATTCCGTCTGCACGGCCATTAATTTTTTATAAATATTGGTTTTTTCTTCCATGCTCCACACCTCACTTGATCTGAATGTTTACCCGCTCTTCGAGTTCAGCACCCGGAACGTCTTCCCCGCATTTCAAGGCCTTCCCGATGGCCGTCTTGTCGACTTTCGGCGGTTGTGCAATCAAGAAGGCTTCCGGTAATTTCTTTTCATCCGTAATGGTAACAGCCTTGCTCTTTCTCCAGCCGATGGCAAATTCCGTTTCCTTGACCTTTTCGCCGTCGAGGACGTTGGCAAGGTAGCTTTCCAGCTGTGCGGCCTTGTTTTCTGCCGCCTTCTGTCGTTTATAGAAGGCTTCTTTTTCTTCTTTAAGGGCCTTCGCGTCGGCTTTCAGGTTCTTGACCCACAAGGCGATGTTACGGATTTTTTCGCTACGTTCCATTTTCAGCAGGGAAAGTTTTTCCAGGTCAATGACTTCCCCTGTTTCCATGTTGACCGTCGTACCTGGTTCAACTTCTACACAATTAAGGATGGATTGATTGATTTCATATAAGCTGGCCATGGTTATGCTCCTTTCTTCGTGTCGTTGAACCAACGACTACGGTCAAACAGAACAGCATCTTTACCGTCCTGCAATACTTCTGTCAAATCATCAATGAAGCCGGATAAATCAACTTCATTGATTTGTTTCAAGTTCCCGATATGGACGTCAAGGAACTTGAGGTCGTCGGACATTTCGTCCGTAAGTTCCGGGAAACAACAGTTTCCTTCAAAGGTTTCCGCAGCCGAAATAAGCGCGTCTGCTTCATAGACAATGTCGTCGTTGTCGGGAAACCGTTCTTTTAACAGCGTCCCGATCTTCATACAGGTATCCGCCAGTTCATGGGATACACTGCGCGACAGGGGACTTAGCAATTCGTAATGTGTTTCAAACGGCCAAGGTTTACGGCCCCAATCTTCTATATCTCTCGCTCTCATTGACTTCCTCGACTTTCTGCCTTATAATTAAGGCAATCAACTTAATACATCTAGCCTCGTAGGCCTTGCGTAACCGTCGCAAGGTCTACTTTGCTATTACGATTTTTTGACCCACTTTTAAATCAGCGTCCGGCGCGATGTCATTCAGCTTCGCAAGGTCGTAAATGACTTTGCGAATATCTTGGTCATCGCCGGAGATGCCGGCGGCTATGTCCCAGAGGGTTTCCCCTTCTTCCACGTAGTGGACTTTGGAGATTTCCGCCGCTTTCTGCTCATAGGCCAGTTTCGCGCCCGCGTACCAGCCGACGCCGCAAGCCGTGGCAAGGGCCAGAGTAAAAGCAACGGCGCTAGCCATTCGTTTGAAAAGCTTACGTTCATGCCGATTCCCTTCCGGCGCATGGTCACGGATTTCTATAGCTTTCATTGTTCATCACTCCTTTCAATGCTTCGCAAATTCGATTCAACTTTTCTTTCAAGGCTCTGTTCTCTTCGGACAGGGCCTTATTTTTGTCTTCGAGCTTTTCCCATTCCAGCGGCCCGTGCGCTGGCTCTTCGTATTCACAAAGGGCCAGCACATCCGCCGCCCGGTAAAACGTGCCGGGGAGGCCGTACAGGCGATGTAAGCGCCCGTCGTTCTCCATGCGACAAATGGTCTGCCGGGAGCACTGGAAAAGCTCTTGCAGTTCTTCGGAGCTGTAGCATAATTTCATACTCACAACCCCCTTAGAAGGCTCCGTATTTACACAGTTCCATTTCCAGAAACGTGATTTTTATTGGTTTAATGCATTTAATTAACATTTCCTCCCCCATGGCTTTATCGTAAATGAAAGCCAAATCCTCTTCCGATTCAATCCGATAACGGTTCGGACCTATTTGAACGATAAAACCCTTGCCTATTGTGTTTTTTGATACGCTTGCCCCAATATCGCGATACTGATTGAAAATGCGGTTCGCATTATTCTGGGGTACATATCCCAATAGCTCGTCTATTGGGACGCCTAATTTGTCTGCTATTTCCATCAATACATCGTATTTAGGTTCACGCTTTTTGTTCTCATAAGCCATATACGATGAATACGGTATTCCCAATTCCATGGCAAAATCTTTAGCGGACTCATATCCGGCCGCTTCTCTGTATTTTCGTAATCGTTCTTGAAACAGCTCTTCTTTTTGGGTTGTCATGCTTACACCTCCCTAGTGCCCCGCTTCCTGGTCGTCCCGTTCGATCATTGGCAGAATGTCGTGACTCTTGAGAAATTCGTACAGGAACAAGCGCCCTTTCTGCGTCCATTCCGTCTGCATGTTGCAATCCGGTTTGCCATCTGTATGGACAAAATCAAATGTCTTGCTATGCGTGTAGCCTTTAGCCTGGTACTTCGCATACAGGAACCACTGTTTCCCGATTTTGTAAATGACATGCAGCTCATGAAGCAGTTTATTGAACCCCGTGGCACTCATGCCGTAGTCTTTAGCAATGGCCGTCGTTGTAACGGTCCCCTTGCTTGATAAGATGCGGTCTGTGTAATCGGCTTTCGGTTTCAGTTCGCCGATAACCTGTTTTGCACTGGCCGCTTCCAGTTCGGCGTGTTTTCTTGCTTCTCGTTCGGCTTTCAGTTCCGTTGCCAGTTTGATAAGCGTATCTGGATTCAACAGCGCTTCTTCTATCTTTTCCGGCGTCATATATGCCCCGTGTTTGCGGATAGCCGGAAGAACTTCGTCGGCCAGGACTGCCTGGAACTTCTGGGCCACTTCGTTGCTGGCCTTGAATCCCAGCCGGTAAACCATGTTTTCTGGGAGAAAATCCGTTTTCCCAACATGTTGGGAAAATCCAAATCCGAGAAGGTATCCATTTACAGTTTCCCATCTGACGTATTCAACGCCATTCTTTTCTTGTGTGAATCCAAATCCTCGTGCCACATCTTCGGCATTCAGATAGGCCGTCCCTGTTTCCTTATCCAGGTATCCGTGAACGTTGTTGATATTCAAAATTTCGTTCATGTTTCTACTCCTTTCAAATCAAATCTGTGACCTTGCATTGGAGTGCTTCTGCAATCCGGTACAAGGTGGAAAGCTTTACGTCTGCACCGTGTTCTACAAAACTTCAATCTCAGATTGATGATAGATGCCAATTTAATTACTCTCGACCCATCACCCCGGGCCAATCCAAACGCTAAAATTATCCAGTTCAGCCGACTAACAAATGACGGATTCGATTTTCTTGAATCCATCCGTGAAAACTCCGTTTGGAATAAGGTAAAATCCAAAGTGGAAGAACTTGGTTCTAGCTGTACATTGGCAGTTATCAAAGAGTTAGCGATTCATGTCCTGGAAAGCACTGCTAAGCCGTGAATTGAAGCAATGCTTTAAAATATCGCTCATATCCCTTTCAAAATACTCAACCATATCCTTATTGACGGGGATTTCTTGGTTTAGCTGTACCAATCTAAACATTCGGTCTATTTGACGTTTAAACAAGTCCCACTCTTCATATGTAACTCCGTCGAGAAGCTGAAGAATTTGTCTAAACTTTTCGCTTTTAAGCTCTGCATTATTGCGGGGCTTTTCTTTTTCCGTCATGTTGTTACCGCCTTTCTGGTATAATCTCCTTATAAGGAGGAGTGCGTTATGAACCAAAACGATGTGGAAAAATTAATCTTGCTATTCGATGGAAACAAACTGCCTTATTCAAAGCTTCATCAAACTATGCCTTGTATTTCCGACGACGATGTTCTTTCATTGATGGGGCGTTTAAGTTCAAATACCAGGCTATTCACGGTATCTAGTAACGCCACTACGGACGATATAAGGCGGCACGGTTTTAAACCGAGTGATGTATTTACGCTTACAGAAGAAGGTGAAGACCTTTTTCATGTTGCTCAGAAGGACAAACACCTAACTGAGTTAGCAGAACAATCACTTAGTGAAGCTAAGAAGGCAACAACATATGCACTGATTTCTGTTGTTCTGGCCGCTATCGCCATTATTTGGTCAACAGCTGTATCAGTCGTAATGTTTTTACTAAGCAGATGATTATATTAATAGCGCTCAATGGGATGAGCACCCACAACCACTTTTGTATCTGTCTGCCGTTCTCTGTGTTCGAAAACTTGTACGGATTGGAGAACAGCCACTTCACCATGTTAGGGCCTTTGCTTTTGCAAGGGTCTTTTGTTTTATCCACGTTGTCACCACCTTTTATTTCTACACATTACGTGTAGTTATTTTGCAAAAAAAAAATATTCATATCAAAGTCGGGAAATGCCTTTTTAAAGCGTTCCATAAAATTACGACTGGGCTGTCTATCGTCATATTCGATTTTTTC